AATAGATAAATTTTTAAACAAATAAGATTATGAAACAAACATCAGTAGAATTTTTAATAAATGAAATACCAAACACTATAAGATATGCTTTGGAGGAGGAGGGAGTTATTGAACAAGCCAAAGCAATGGAAAAGGAGCAGATTTCACAGGCTTACACAACAGGGGTTGAAGAGGATGTTTATAGCAATCCTTTAAGAACTGGCGAAATGTACTTTAACGAAACATACGGAGGTAACAAATGACACCAAAAGAAAAAGCAGCCGCAATGATTTTAAAATACACAATTATTTTAGAGTATGATTTTGTTTCAGATTTAAAATGGTATCCACCTAACGATAAATATCGCAATCAAAGGATAAAAAAAGATGCTAAAAGATGTGCATTAGCAGCCTTAGAGTATATAATCGAACAAAACAATGTTTGGATTATGCAAACTGAAAAAGGCAATAACAATTATTGGGATGAAGTAAAAAAAGAAATTGAAAAATTATAACTAACTTTGCATCAATGGAAAGAGAAGATGAAATATTTGCATTATTAAACCCAGACGAATGAAACCCGATAGGCTGCATTTGGTTGATGTAATAGTAAGCGACAAGTCATTCAAAGAAATGTGCTTCAAGATAAATACACACTATGCTGAAGACATCTATCAAGAAACTATCTGCGAAATTCTAACTATATCAGATGAACGACTTCCAGACCTTAACTATTTAAAGTTTTGGTTTTATCGTGTAGCCTTCAATGTAATGTCGAGAAATGGCAAGTTAGGAAAGATAGTTTTAAGGGAGTTAATCGAGTTCGACATCTATACGCCAAGTGAACTATCAAAAGAGATAATGACTAAGGAAGCAGAGCAGTTTATGCTTTCCTTAAACGAATTTGAAAATCGAATCATATTATTATATAATCAATTTGGTGATATGAAGAAAGTCCAACGATTAACAGGGATTAGTTATTCAGCACTCCGAGCAGTCAAAGAAAAAATTAAACAAAAAGCGAAACAGATATGATTAAACTACTAATAGTTATTCCAAGTTACCCAAAAATAAGCGGAGTTGATTACCATCGGTTATGGATGCCTCACAACGTGATGTCAGACCTTTTCAAAGATGAGATTGAGATTAGTTTAATAAATGAAGTAGACAGCGCCACAGATGAGTTCTTAATGGACTTTGATTTAGTTGTGATGAATAGGTTTGCATCAAAGATAAACGAACCGCAGGCACTAATTGATAAACTAAAAAGAGTTGGTTTACCTTATGTGATTGATTTGGATGATGATTATATCCTTCCAAAGAATCATATCTTATACTATGCAGCAAAGGATGGCAACCATACCGAACAAATTAGTTTGGCAGTAAAGAATGCAACTGCCTGCACCACTACACACGAATTATTGGCGAGTACACTCACTAAGGAATTAGGGCAAAAAAATATTTACATAGTACCAAATGGAATTTATCCCGATGGGCATTTTGCATTAAAAGAACCGCAATTCAATGGTAAGTTAAACTTTGGATGGAGTGGGTCAATAACGCACTTAGAAGATGTTATTTTAATGCACGATGGTTTATATTCACTTTACACCGCAGACGATTACAAAAATAAGTTTAGGGTTGTATATGGTGGATTTGCAAGTCAATCAGAAACAAGTCAAGCAATATTAAGTGTATTGAGTGCAAGAGGAAAGGCAGATGAATCACAATTTGGAATCTTTAAAGAAACAGGGGTAAAGGAATATGGAAACTTTTATGACCTTATAAACGTATCACTTATACCACTTCGCAATAATCGTTTTAATAACAACAAATCAAACCTCAAACTATTAGAATCGGGATTTAAAATGAAAGCAGTAATATGCAGCGATGTTTATCCTTATTCGCCCGATTTAAAACATGGGGTTAATTGTTTAAAAGTAAAGCACAAAAACGATTGGTATAAGTACATGACCAAGTTAATAGACAATCCAAACTTAGTTGAAGATTTGAGGGCGCAGTTGTATATTGATGTGCAAAGATATCACATGACTAATGTAGCAACAGAAAGATTTGAAGCATACAAAGAAATTTTAAATAAATAATATGATAGAACTTTTAGGATTGCCTTTTTTATGGATTAGTTTCTTTACCGCAGGTAGTTTACCAAGTTGGTTAGACTTCAAACCTTTTAACTGCATTGTATGCCTTTCTTTTTGGAGTACATTATTTAGTGTGCTTTTATTTATATTTGTACCGCAAACGCAACCTTTTCTTATTGGATTAGGGTATGGTGGATTTGCAAGCTACTTAGCTATTTTGATGAAAAGACTATTAATAAAACTATACTGATGAAAACATTTGACGAAATTTACAGCGAGATAATTTATAAGGATGAGACGATTCGTTTTTCATTGCGTGAACTCCTGCACGTTTTTCAAACCGAAAATAGTTGGATAGGTCAAACTAATCAACTGCTTCAGTTAAAAGAATTTCAACACGAATTAACAGGAATAAGACCAGGCGGATGTTCGGGTTGTAACATCGAAGTACTGATGAATATGATAAGGTGGGTTAATAAATATGAATCAGATAAGGCAGCCCAAGAAACTAAAAAGATAGGAAGACCTAAACGCAATGGATAAGATATTATATTCACATAGTGGCGGACATGGAGACATGATTTATTCCTTAGCAGTTTGCAAAAGGATAGGCAAAGGTTATTACAAAACTAATTTTGATGATGTGTATTATCAAAACATCAAACCATTGCTTGAAGAACAACCGTATATTATTGAAGTATTGCCTAAGTCTTCACTCGAACCAATAACGCATAACCTTGATGACTTTCGCAATATGCAAGGACTTGGCGAAGTATCTTTACTTAAAAACCATTTAAGAGCATTTAATTTAAGCGAAGATAATTGGAATGATACTTGGCTAACAATAACACCAAAGAGATTAATAGAGGGCGAATATGCACTTGTAAACGTAACACCACGTTACCCTGCAATCGGATTTGAATGGCAAACTGAAATAGACTACCTAAAAGAAAAGTACAAACAAGTATTTTATGTAGGGTATGAAGAAGATATGACACCACCATTTAACTCCTTAGAATATTTTAAAACAAACAATGCCTTAGAACTTGCTCAATTAATTAACGATGCAACGGTTACAAGTTGTAATCAGTCGTTTGCTTTAACAATAGCACAGGGATTGGGTAAACCTTATAGATTAATGGTAGCAGACAATCATACTAACTGCATTCACAACGTATCAAACGAAACACTTTTAAACATATGATAATAAACGACCACGAATATAAAATAAATGAACAAGGGGTATTGCAACAAGTAAACCCAAATGTTATTACCTACGATTCTGAATATGTAGAATCAAGATATGGTGCAATCATTGAACTCCGAAAACAAATGAGTATGCTAAGATATGGTTATATGGTAGGCAGCATCGGTAAACCAACTAAAATACTTGAAATCGGTTATGGTGCAGGAGACTTCATTCAACTATGTGCAGAGCAAGACATCAAATGTTTTGGCAATGACATCACAGGAATACCAACACCGCCAAAAGTAACAGCCACCGATAACATATTCGAACAAGTTGATGTAGTATGTATGTTTGATGTCTTAGAACATTTTGAAGATATTAATTTTATCAAAGACCTAAACACTAAATATGTTTATGTTTCAGTTCCAAATTGCTCACAGCCACTTAATATTGAATATTTAAGTAACGACTATATACACCTAAGACCTAATGAACACCTACACCACTTTAATATAGTTTCACTAATCAATCACTTTGATATAAATGGCTATAAATTATTGACTATAAACAATATTGAAGACACGATACGTAAAAGACCAAATACACACGCTAATATTTTATCTGCTATATTTATAAAAGAAAATTTAAGCTAATGGGAAAGAACAAATACATTGAAACACCCGAAAAGATGTGGGAATACTTTGAAGCATATCGCCAAAAAGTAAAAAGCAACCCTATTTTAGTTCAAGACTTTGTCGGTAAGGATGGGGATGAGGTAAACAGAAAGAAAGAAAGACCATTGACATTGGAAGGTTTTGAACTCTATTGTTACGATAACGACATTATAAGCGATTTAAGCCACTATTTTGCAAATTTAGATAATAGGTACAGCGATTATATAGCTATCTGTTCACGCATAAGGAAAACTATTAAGGATGACCAAATACAAGGAGGTATGGCAGGAATTTACAATCCATCAATAACACAGCGATTAAATGGATTGACAGATAAGAGCGAAGTAAGGCATATTGAGCAGCCACTTTTTCCCGAGTAAACAGCAACTCAAATAAATTTAGTAAGCCAAAACAAAGGTTTTGATTTAAAATATTACCATTCACATAAATAATGTTTAAACGTACAACCGCAATAAATAGATTATTGAAGTTAACTGCCCGAAAGAAAATCATTCAGGGTGGGACTTCCTAACATCCCCTTATGAGTAATTGTAAGGGGGACTAATCAGCAGGCAAAACATTTGGAATCTTACCCATCTTAATTGATAGGGCGAGCAAAACACCACATCTTGAAATATCAGTAGTTTCAGAAACCATCCCACATCTTCGCAGGGGTGCAATGAAAGATTTTTTAAAAATAATGGAGTGGACAGGTCGTTATTCAGATTTGAATTGGAATCGCTCACTACTTACCTATCGTTTTGCAAATGGTTCTTATATTGAGTTCTTTTCAGCCGAAATGGAAAGTAAGTTAAGAGGTGCAAGAAGAAACATATTATACATTAACGAAGCGAATAACATAACATTTGAATCATACCACCAATTAGCAGTCCGAACAAGTGGAGAGATATGGTTAGACTTTAACCCTACCAATGAATTTTGGGCGCATACCGAATTGATGAATGATGAAGACACTGAACACATCATATTGACTTATAAAGACAATGAGGCACTACCCGAAACAATTATACACGACATTGAAGCAGCCGAACTAAAAGCTAAGACATCAACTTATTGGGCGAATTGGTGGCAAGTTTATGGACTTGGGCAAATCGGAAGCCTGCAAGATGTCATATTTGACCAATGGAAGCAGATTGACACAATACCAGAGAAAGCCGAACTTGTCGGACATGGAATGGATTTTGGTTTCACGAATGACCCAAGCACACTTGTAGCAATATATAAGTATGAAGGCAAACTAATCATTGATGAATTATTATACAGAACGAACATGACAAATAACGATTTAGGTAACTTTCTTAAATCTATCCAATTTGGGCGCAAGGAATTGATATGTGATAGTGCAGAGCCTAAATCAATAGAAGAACTAAGGCTGCAAGGTTTCAACGTGCGACCTGCAGTTAAAGGTGCAGATTCAATCAAGATAGGAATAGACATTTTGAAACGATACGAGATACAAGTTACAAAGAACTCAACTAATTTAATAAAAGAGTTAAGGGGCTATACTTGGGAAAAGGATAACGAGGGCAAACTAACAGGCAAACCAATAGACAGTCTAAATCATTGCATTGACCCTATGAGATATGTAGCACTCTTAAAATTAAATAACCGACCAAGTGGCAAATATTCAACAATTTCAATTTAAACTTATATTTATAAAAGATGATAGGCAATTACAACCAACTAACCATTAAGCAGTTTTTAAAAATCAAACTAATTAGCGAACTCGAACAAGACCCTTTGCATAGAAAGGTTTTGATATTGAGTGAAATTAGTGGTGTTTCAGTTGATGAAATCGAAAGTATGCCAATAGGCGAAATGATTGAGGCACTAAAAGGACTTGATAAGATTGAGAACCTGCAAGCGGATGAAAAAATAAAGTTGAAATTCAAAGTAGGTGGCAGAAAGTTTATCGTTAAATGGAAAGAACAAGAATTAACAAGCGAGCAGTTCATTGATGTTAGTCACTTTTGCAAAGAACCTGAAAAGATATTGAGTAACATCCATAATATACTTGCTTCGGTTTGTGTAGAACGTAATTGGTATGGCAAAGAATTAGGGTACAAAGGAGATAATCATAAAGAGATTGCAGACCTATTCTACAATGAAATGAAAATATCGACTGCATATCCAATCATGCTTTTTTTTTGCAAATACTACGAGGCATTGCAGCAAAATATCCTAATTTATTTGGAATCGGAAGCGAACAAGGCGATGGAGAGCACGAAGGAGTTGATGGAGAAATTCAAACTTTTAGAACAAAGTGGGGATGGATTGCAAGCATAAACGATATATGCAAAGATGACCGTACTAAATGGGATTACTTTTTTAAAATGAATGTAATT